CAGTAGTAGATCCAGTAGTAGATCCAGTAGTAGATCCAGTAGTAGATCCAGTAGTAGATCCAGTAGTAGATCCAGTAGTAGATCCAGTAGTAGATCCAGTAGTAGATCCAGTAGTGGAACCTGTCGCAATAGAACAAATAAATACTATACGTAAATCTCCATTCTGTATTGCTTTAGAAGAACTTTCAGACACCCTTAAAAAAGATGCTTTGAATGTACCCGTTGCGCCCTCTTTCCAAGATAAAGTAGTAACATTTAAAAGCGTTTTGAGACGTGAAGGAACAGATGATCAATTATACACCGTAAAAGAATCAAAAACATGTAGTATTTTTGAAACATTTTCAAGTAATAAGGATTTTATACGCTTTGTGCTTTGTCCAAATCTACAATCATGCTATAATATAAATGTTCTATGTGGTCCTTTATGGGTTAAACTATGTACAACAGGTGATTATGTACATAGTAAAATTTTCCAATTGGTTCCCAAAGCTAATCAAGAATTAGAAATAGTATATGTGATATCTAATAAAGATTATGCAACAGCATCTAAACTTGTTACTCTAAATAAGGAATCATTAAGAATATCTAAATATTTAAATGAATGTAATAAATTATAAGATAAAACATGTTTTATCTTATGTAGTAAAAAAATGAAATAATTGTAGATGATATAATGGAAACATCTACAATATTACCATTCTGTCCTCGCTGTAAATCTCTGATGACCTATTCAGGTACAGAACTTACATGTGAGTTATGTGAATATAAACAAAACTTAGCTAAACGAACTAAACTTAAATCAACCATCTACAAATCTGTAATGGATAAAAAAATTAATATGTCTGTTGTATATGATCAAAGTCTTCACAGGACCTCAAAAATAGATTGTATAAATGCAGAATGTCCTACACATGACATTGAAAAATGGGGACAACATACAGATGATGGATTTTTGATTCAACCTGATATGGTAATGATGAATTATTATGACAAAGAAGATAGAATAAACACATATGTTTGTTGTGTATGTAAACATACGACATTACCACAACAAAATTTATAATTTTATATTTATTAAGAGTTCAGAAATAGGAATAATTACTGATTCGCCGTTAGGTAGAGGTCTTTTTATCATAAGTGGTAATCGATGTGACCTTAGTTCCATTAAGGCTATATCTTCAGTATCCATTGGATATTTATTGTCTTCAAAAAATGAGGCTGGTACTGTAGGAGGGGCATGCTTATTTAACATTTGAACTCTTATAGCTAATGCTTTAACCATTTCGTATTTAGTTAAATAAGGAGTGGTTCTAATAACGTTTGACTTTTCCTTATCAATGGAATATACATGTGTTAAAATTTCTATATCATCGGTTATATCTGTGTCATCCTTAATGTCATATATATTATCCTGTTCAATAGTATAATCCTCAAGGTCATCATCCATATCATCCTCAACTTCAATATCATCGGCGTCATTAATATCATCATCATCTTCATCTTCATCTTCGTAATCCTCTTCAATTCCCGTACCAATTTCGTCATCTTCTTCCTCAAATGTATCATCAATATCCTCTTTCTGTAGTTTTTTTGACATATATACTAAGTCAATTAATCATTTTTTCGACAGAAAAAGACAAATTACTAAATCTTACTTAATTGATATTCTTTTACCCTTTTACCGATACGTGTAATCACATGTGTCTTTAATGTATATCCATATGTTTTAACTAATTGACGTAATACGGTTATTGCTACTTTATCGTCCATATCTGTTAAATATGATCTGGCTTTACATTTAATATAAATGGTTTTTAGTTCGTCAATCACTGCAGAATTGTTCTGTATATTGATATGTTCTCTACTAAACCACTTACGGTGCTGTATTCCTGATAATCCAAACAATTGACAATATTGATATATAATTTTCTTTGATGGTTGAACTCTAAATAGTTGATTAATCATCTTAATATAATAAATTAAATATATGTACATAATGAACTATTAATTGATCAAGACTTTAGATTAATGGACCTTCATCTTAAAGAACAATACGGCTTTACTTCATTTCGTAGCTCCCAACGCGAATCTATCAATGCCACTATAGAAAGCAAAGATAGTATAATTTTGTTTCCCACAGGTGGAGGAAAATCTATATGTTATCAATTCCCAGCTACATATTTAGGTAAAATCACCGTCGTGATTTCACCATTAATATCGCTTATGACAGACCAATTACTTGGGTTAAAACAACTAGGTATTAAATCGATGACATTAAACAGTGCTAACACTATGGATCAGCTTGAAATCAGCGAACTACTGTCAGATGTTAGTATAATATACTGTACTCCAGAATATTTAACTATGAACAATGATATTATAGACTCTTTACAATGTCTAGATATTTGTATGTTTGCTATAGATGAAGCACATTGTCTAAGTGAGTGGGGTCATGACTTTCGTCCTAGTTATCGAAAATTATCTATTATAAAAGAACATTTCCCCGATGTCCCTATATCAGCGCTTACCGCGACTGCAACACCATTGGTAATTAAGGATATATCAAATATTTTAGGTTTATATAATCCAATTATACTAAAAAAGAGCACAAAAAGACACAATCTACGCTTATCAGTGTATAAAAAAAGCTCAATAGCGAGCGATATAATTCCTTTATTAATTCCGAATACTAGCATTATTATATATGTTCAAACAAGAGATAGTGCTGAAAAAATACGTTCAGTCCTTGCAGAGGAAGGGTTCAAAGTTGATAAGTACCATGGTGGTATGTCAAATAAAGATCGTCATACAATACATACAAATTTTATAGAAGATAAAATTGATATTTTAGTTGCAACCATATCATTTGGAATGGGAATCGATAAATCAAATATACGAAAAGTAATAGTATATGGTGCTTCAACAGACTTAGAAACTTATTACCAAGAAGTTGGTCGTGCAGGTAGAGATGGTATTGAAAGCGATGGAATATTATTTTATGGACCTAAGGATTTTATAACTAATCAGTTCTTATTATCAAAATCATCAAAATCAGTATATCGTAATAAACTACTCGAATTATTCAAAAATTATATTGCTGGTTCAATGTGTCGCCAGGAAATGATTGAACATTATTTCCATACCGGTTCATTACCAAAAGATACTGCAATAAATAAAAATAACCCAAATTGTCTCTGTGATAACTGTAACTCAACAGAAAATACTTTACAACAAAAATGTATTTTAACTGATATGTCAAAAGAAACACGGTTAATTGTAGATTTATTAGGCTCATTAGATAACGATTATGGAGCGACCAAACTTATATTGACACTTACTGGTTCCACAAGTAAATCTCTGTCAACTGAACTCCGTAATAATACTTACTATGGTAAAGGAAAGTATCATACAGGTTCATGGTGGAAAGAATTTTTTATATTATTAACAGATAAAAAATACCTTTCATATAAACTATATGCAAATAAGTATAAACTAGTAATTCTAGGTAATAAACATAGAGTTTACCCCATTATGTTGGAATTATCAGAGGATATGCAATTATTAGCAGTTGATCAAGGATATTTATTGAGACTAAAAAATGTGCGTACAGATATTGCAAATAAAGAAAAGGTTGCCCCATATATGGTATTATCTGACACCGTGCTATTAAATATTGCTCAGATACGTCCAAAATCAATTGATATGTTACTTAACGTCAATGGTATTACCAAATTATTTGCACAGAAACACGGTAATTGTTTTATTAATATGAAAGTTTCTACCTCTCGTTATATCCCTCCTAAGAAAACAGGCTCTTCGTCAAATGAATCCTTAAAGTTATATAAATCTGGAAAATCGTTTGATGAAATAGCTAAATGTAGAGGAATTAAAACATTTACAGTAGAAAATCATATATCCTATGAATTTTCTAACGATTTAAGTCTCATCGATCGTGAAAAAATAGGCCTAACACCACAAATATATAAAGAAATTAGCGAGGCTGTAAAGAAGGCAGGTCGGTCTAAATTAAAACCAATAAAGGAACTTGTTGGAAAACATATCTCTTATTTTCACATCAAAGTGGCATTATTATTAATGTAATGAATTTTATATATTACAAAAAAACGCTTTCAATACTTTAATAATAACCATAATGCTTTGACTTTATTTCTGTTGTAATTACCTTAGTTTTATAACGTCTACCACACCGGCCTACCCCCTCTGTTTTTATATATTTATCTGATTCATATATCATAACATTAAGATCCTTATAATATTCAATGATTGCATCTAAACACTTATCTTTGTCTTGCGACAAACCTATATATGTATTTGATTCCTCATCGAAGTAGCAAGGTCCTCCTCCTGTGGTATGTTCACAATACCATGTAAGGGGGATTTTACATTGGTATTGTTGTTCTTTCACAGAATACTTTATTTTTGGGCTTACCATCAAGATGCCATGCAACAAGGATAGTACATAACTCCTTGTTATCAGTTGATTCCAAAAGAGAAATAGTCTCTCTGTGTTTTATATCTTCAAGTGTCCTCTGTTTTTTATCCATTTCTTCTGGATGGTATTCACCTATTTCATCTTCAAACAATATATTACCATTTTGAAAAATAATATAATCATGCTTTGATGCTTTAACTTTAATAATTAATTGTGGATTTTCGACGAATAGATTAAGTAATCTATCTGGCTCTGCACGACTTTTCATGGATATGGCGTTTCGTAAGTGTTAATGGTAACATATGGTATGTTTTTGCCTAAATATAAAAGTTGTCATTGTTCATACAATATAATTGAATTATTGTTTAGCTTGTTTAACGGTGGCCCAAACTCGCCATAATATCTATAATATATATTATTTACAAATATTAAAGAACTACCACACAATTCTTTATCGGGATTATCTATATAATATCTAAATCCTCTTTCGTAAAGAAATTCCGCCGACCATAGGATGTTGGTCGTCATCCATTCCCACTTTTAAGAACTTATGTCCGTCAAATACATGGGTAATAACCGTGCTTGTGACCCCAATTGGCCTGAGTAAAAAGTAATAGATAATGTCCTGGTCGAAAAGTCTCCATTAACACTTTTCATCCAATCATTTTATTTTTTTGTAAAATATGTTTGATATTATGTCCTTCCCGTCTAATTGTTAAATTTTAGCATAGTCAGTTGTCCACTTTGTAGCAATTGCATTAAATCTTTCACGGTTGTTTTTGTATAAATTTGCGGCTTCTGTATTTAAAGGATCATTGGGATTTGATTTTTCCATTAAACTATGAATAGATAGCAATACCGCACCCAATGTCCATGCAGAAGACCAATCGCCATCTGGTTTTCTCTTTAGTATATTTAAACATATCATTCCACAAGAAGTCATATTTGGATGATATATTTTGCAATTAAATTTTATCGAAGGAGGCTCTATTGGATATTTAGTTGTAAATTTAATATCTATTGGAAAAGCACCATTTTCATAAGGGGTATCTGATGGACCATATATATGCCCTCCCCAATGAAACATATCGGGAAGCTCAGATATTTCCCCATTCTCATCAAAATCACTAGTATATATAGGTGATACCTTAAAACTATCGTCATAATCATCGCTATTTTTAATGTGTTTATAATCCTTAACTATACGTTTCAATGCTCTTGCTGCTGATGAACTCATTATATTATATATATTGTCAATTTTTAATTAATGAATATTGAATGAATATGTAACTCAGTTATACAACTACAATAATATTGTGTGCACAGACAAATGAACAGCTCAAAATTTTATATGTTTGTCAAATGGATTAATCATGATATGTGTAACAAAGGGTTACAATTAAAAATAGGTTTAAATACAGATACAATTCCTTTCAGTCCAACAGGTGACTGTGTACCAGGAGGAATTTATTATTGCCTTGCTAAAGACGCAATGATATGGACAGGATTAGGATATACTCATTTATCTACTATTGAAGTCCCAAAAGACTCACAAACAGTACACTTCTCTAGTAAGTCTCGTTCTGATAAAATAATTATACTTGATACCCCTGTACCATTTAAAGAACATAAAATGTGGGAAGACATAGATATATGTAAACTTGTACTTCAACAAAGTGCATGGTCATTAAAATATGTAAAGATACAAACTGATGAAATGTGTAAACTTGCTGTTAAGGAAAATGGGCTGACATTATATGATGTAAAAGTTCAAACTGATAAAATTTGTAAACTTGCACTTAAACAAAATGGATTGGCATTAGAATATGTAAAACTACAAACAGATGAAATCTGCAAACTTGCAGTTCAACAGGATGGACTGGCATTAAAATATGTAAAACTACAAACAGATGAACTCTGTAAACTTGCTGTTAAACAAAATGGATATGCAATTCAATATGTAAAGATTCAAACTAATGAACTCTGCAAACTTACAGTAAATCAACATGGTTGTGCATTATATTATGTAAAGATTCAAACTGATGAACTCTGTAAACTTGCTGTTAAACAAAATGGACATGCAATTCAATATGTAAAGATTCAAACTCATGAACTCTGTAAACTTGCTGTTAAACAAAATGACAAGGCATTAAAAGATGTAACTAAAATCAATAAACTTGTAGTTCAATAATGAAGATAAGAACAGACATATTCTTATTTTATTATTTACTTTGATAATAATCTAAAGTAATTTCTTCATGGAAAAATGAACAGGTCAAAATTGTCAAATGGGTTAATCGTGATATGTGTAATAGAAGTTTACAATTAAAAAATAGGTTTAAATGCAGATACAATTCCTTTCAGATGAACTCAGTACGTTGTCCTCTACATTTAAAAATTACCCACACAGTACATAATACATCATGTGCCAACGGATAATGAACATTCTGTAGTCAAAAAGTTACTTGAATTATTTCCCTCTGGAATATTTACAAGTGAATGCCTTGATCAGGAAAAGGATTTTGATTGCAATCATATACATTTTCATGTAGATTTACCAGAAAAATGAGTGTATTACAATTTACCTGCATTTGATTCTCATATCTCAGCTGGAACGATATTTTGTTCTGAGTCGACGAACAGGAAAGATAGATGTCAGACCACATAAGGATATGTTCATTATTATAGGTTATCATAATTGGACATGTCCAGGTATGTTAATGAGAATTAAAGAGTTCACTAAAATTGCATTATATGATGAAGTAAAAAAACATTTAAATGTATGTTGAAAAGTTTTTTGAATAAACTCAAGGTGGTTATGATGAAAGTTACTGGAAGATATTCATAGACAATTTAGCCTAACAGGACATAAATTCACCATAGATACAATAGACCACTGTTAATACCGGAAACAGCCGATACTGGACGCCGTATAAGTTCTAATATAATTAGACCTGATTATAATCATTTCTGCAATACAGGGATACTTATTTTAAAGTGTTCTAAAGAAATTTCAGATGACACTGTACTTGTTAGCGAATTCAAAATAGAAGAAGCCGGTCATGTACATAGTGTGTACAAGAATTTAACCAGATCACGAAACAAGGATGGTGACATGGCTATCCAATTACCATGTCTCATGTATGGACAATGTACTTATCTTCTAGATTATTACGAGATAAACTATAATATTACCTTTGTTAACATAGATCCCAGAGTAACTACACTAATATTGGATTTTCTTAAGATCATGACTAATGACGGAATGGAAGCAGATTATAGTGATTTTGACCAGAGGGTTGCTTACTCTGATACATTGTATCCATTAACTTCGGTACCAAAGCTATTACGTTCGTTTTGTTCGCACTTTCAATAGAAAAACGTAAAAAATAAAGAAGAATATAGGGAATTTAAGACATAACTGGATGATATATTTATATGATTTTCATCTATTTAGATGAAACTATATGAATATTTAGTTATCTATTATATATCATCAGTGGATTAATGTATAATTTATGACCCTTTAAAATTAGAGAAAAGTTTAAGCATACATGTTCGCATGTGACTGGTTTATCATAACCAGAATTTGCCTTCCAATATATATTTTCTCTATCGTCATTGTAGCCATCTTTGAATTTAGTGTCAGGATTAGATATCATATGTTTTTCTATATCTGTAGCATATTTATAAAACATACGCTATATTCTCTTAACCTTATCATTAACAATACAATCATAGCTTTCCGTTTTAAAAATTGATTTTTTAAAGGTACCTATTCCCCCAAAGGCTGAGTATATCTCTATTAATTTGTCATGTGGTTTTATATTTACAGGTTTAAGAGTTTGCCAAAATGTTTCACCTATAATTTCTGGTCCAAACAAGGAGGAACTGTGTCGTATAGCATAGAGATCATAGTAATGATTATTTTCTAGTCCGTTGGCATACATTACGTCCCATCCTTTATGGGTAAAACTATTAATTATTCCATCAATATCCCATCCATTACTGTCCATATCTATCCATATCACATATTCATATTTATCATATCGTTCTTTGTTTATTTTACACAATACTTTATTGCGAGCATTACATATTTGTTCAACTCTGCAGGGATGGTCGCTCCCAGTAACCGAAGTATATGTCCATATTTTACTATGTTCTTTAATATATTGCTCAGATAAATCTTCAGACATGACAATAATATTAGGATTATCCGTATGAGATTTTAGTACTTGTTTGGTATTATCCGTGGAATTATTTCATATATTACAATTTTATAATTCTTGAATTTCTGTCCAGTGGATACTGCTAACGATATATTTTTATCCAGTACATTTCCACAATTTTTAACAACACTGTATATTATTACATTAAAAAAACTCATTAATATAATTAAATATCGTGGCTGTTTTTAAATAAATTGAAGATACATAGTATAAATTACAGAATATCACCTTTGAGTTAAAATACAATTGAATTTAGTCCATCCAATGTCTTTCATATTATCTAGATCGTAGCGCGACCTGACATATTTAGGTATCAATAGATGTACGCGTTATACGATACACATGTGATGGTAGTCCTAGTTGTTTCCCTATATCATGAACAATACCCCGTACAAATGTACCACTGGACACATGTAATTTTATAACAATCTTCCATACCATTAGGTTCGGTTGACGATTACATAACTCATGCCATTGGCTTACATAGAAAGAACCACTAAATGTTGATTCTCCACATATATCATTTACATCATCTATATCAGAAACACAATCCTTTACATATTTGTTTATAAAAATTTGTATTGGTTTGTTTACATGTATAGAATGTATTTCACGTTCCATTCCAGGCATATTTTCTGGTAATGTACCATTCTTTGCATGTTTCCATAATGGTAATCCTTTATGGATATGACCTGATACTGGTGGAAATTCTTGCCAAAATTTCCCCTTAAGTGCCTTTATAGTAGATACATATTTATCTATCTGTTCAGAAGTAACATTACACGTAGCCACAATATCACCTAACGGGTCATATGATGATGTACTTACACCTATTATTGCACTAAAAGTATAATATTTACTACGACAAGTATACTTATCCATATTTAATACGTTTTTTGAACCAACAAGAACACATGAAAGTCCTTGTGCCATAGGATCTAAACGACCTGTATAACATGATTTGATCTCTTGTGGAATACTATGCTCCTTTAGAACACGTTGCATCATAGTTAATGGAGTTTCCCCTATTGTTTTCCAGGCATACAGAACTCGATGATATGCTTTCAGATCAACATTTTTATATACAATGCAGTCTGGAGGATATATACCATCTTGTATTTTATTAAGCATCTTACGTACTTTATTCACTATATGTGACGTATATATATTATGCAAAATGGAAGTTTCCTTTTTATTACTATTCAAATCTATATGATGGCTACAATATATTGAACTTTTAATTGGTTTATAACAATCTCTTACATAACAGAATTGTGAATCAGTTAACTTAGCAATACATTTAGTAGTACATGCATTTTTATAACATTCAATTACTTCGTTATCAACTATAAATTCAATGAGGATTGATGTAAAATTAGTAGATGGGTTTGTGTAATAATCAAGGATTATTGGTTTCATAAATGGCTGATATTCCCTAAAAGACTGGCATAATTCATCGTTATTATGATTGTTTGGAATTTTATCAGTATTATAACAATACGTTATATGTTCCGACATTACTATTTTTTTCTAATCAATTTAAATTAATATATCGGGATTCTGATTGTATTGTATTGGACTTTGATTGTCTTGTAATTAAATAAAAAAATGAATGTAATTAAAGTAATAATGTCAACCACCATACAGATTATAAAATATATTCATAATAACATTCCCATTTCAGTATTAATTGGAATGAGTATGATGAATCGTTATGTTTTCGAGGGAACTACATGTTCAAAGGCGCTAAAAAACAGTGCTATTATTACATTTATTGTTTTATCTATACTTAATTTCATATGGACAGCTGTTCGCTGTAAACATGATTTCTTATTAAACTATCCTCATACTGGAAATAAATGGAAAAATTATGCTGTTTTGCAATGTATTATATCAATGCTAAGCTTTTTTTCGTTAAACTACTATATCCATAAAGGTGTTCCATTTAATTGTTTTATACCATACAATAAAACACTGGCTGATACTTTATTTTATCTATCGTTTTCTGTAATTATAACTATTTCATATGTAGAACATATATCCTGGAAAAAAATACCAGGAGTTATATTTCCTTATATTGCCGACGATGATACTGTTATTGAAGCAAATTTATAAATATCAGCTGATATAATTAACATTGTGTTAAATATAACAAATGCAAAGGTGTTATTCAAGTCATAGGGACTATATTGTAATTCCTTGGTGTGAAAATGATCACGTGGCGCCCTGAAGGTATCAACATAGTTCCAGTGTCACAATGGAGTCAACAACAACAAATGTACTTAAATCAAACTCGCTTTTTGAGCGAGCAAAACAGGCTAGATCGGCCATCACGGACAATCGTCAAGCTGATTATGAAAAGCGTAAAGCTGCTCATGCCGAAAGGGATGAGAGACAAGAAGAGCATATCGCTCTCTTTACTGCCGAACTACTTGCGACGACTCGCGACAGTGTCGCTTCTACAGAAACTGGACCAGTCGCAGACGCAGTCAAGAGGGGATTTGACGGCGCTGAGATTGACCGGTTCTATCTACCAGCCATCGTCGCGAGCGATGATGGCTCACGAGAGTTGCTTGTACCCCCAGATTCTACATACTTCTGTTCTCCTGGCGCAGATGAGGACACTAAAAGCACTGCAATTGCCACTCTTCTTCGCGGGTTTTATGACTGGAAAACCAAGACTAACCAACCGGAAAAACTGCCCGGTGGCAAGACGGTCATTCGCCTCATTAACGAACTCCTCGAGAAGGAGCCTCTCGGAAGCAACTTGTACAAATGCGTACTCGTTGTCGAAATGGGAGGCGACCCGGATTACAAGGTTCCAATTGCTTCCAGTCCAGGAAGGACTAAGCCTGCCACATGCCTGAAAATCATGCTTATATGGGACATTGATTCCTACACCAAGCGCCGAGCCAAGATTGCTGCTACTCGAACGACGTCACGGGACGCCCGGGTGGGACACAAGAAAGCAATTACACTTGAAGAGCATTTGGCTCGCAGGGCCTCCTCGCCATCTAGTGGCAAGGCTACTAGATCTCCTCGTGTGGTCGAATCAGAAGGGTTTACTGTTGTTACAGCGAAGGGACAACGCAAGCTTAAACCACCATAAGATTCTAAGCAATTAAATAATACTTAAATATTAAATATTTACAGGCGATTCTAATCGCCACTTTGTTAGTCATGTTTAATAACTGAATAAGGGAGTTGTTATTCAACTTATAATAACGCTCATATGAGCTCACAGTAATGGTTCAGGGGGAAACTGAACACTGGGTTCCCTGTGGCCCTTACCAACATAGATCCAGCGTCACCATGACATCAACAAACACATCAACTGTACTTACACAAAACCCGCTTCTCAAGCGGTCACAAAAGGCTCGAGCGTCCGCCCAGGACACCCGTCAAGCTGATTACGAAAAGCGTAAAGCTCTTCGCGACACAAGGACTGGCAGACAAGCAGAGCATCT